AGCGATTTAGTGTTGTGCAAGCGAAGGAAGTGCCTGGTCGGGATAAGCCTGTTTGGCTTCGTCATGGCATTGCCTTTCAGAATGACAAGGGGATCAGCATCAAGCTTGAGGGATTGCCTTTACCCAACAAGGAGGGTGAGGTTTGGTTGAAGCTGTTTGAGGATGATGGCAACCGTTCTCAGCAAGCGGCTCCTGCTGCTGGCAAGCTGGACGATGAAATTCCGTACTAATGGCTAGAAAGAAAGAGGATAAGATAAAACCTATCCCGCCGGTTGGTCGGTTTGGTGGTGCGCGTGTGTTGCAGCGCCGGATTGGCCGGTCGGAGACTTTGGCTCAGAACAAAGAGGCTGTTGCGACTGAGCTGATTGCGATGGGTACGGCTCGTATGACTGACATCATTGATCTTCACACTGGTCAGGTTAAGCCGCTAGATGAGATCCCTTCGGAAGCATTGGCTGCGATCAAGAAGGTTACGGTTGGTCAGTACGGCACAACGATTGAGATGTTTGACAAGGTGAGTGTTCTGCGCGTTCTGGCTAAGGCTAGTGGCTTGCTCGATGTAGAGAAGAACGTGGACAAGCCTTCGATCATTGGGATCAACATGAAGGGTCCAGAGATCACCACAACGTATGAGGCTGACGATGACTGATCTCCCCAGCATGAACTTGGATTTCTCTAAGTCTGCTACGGTCTGGAAGTTTTTACACGATAAGTCTTTTGTTCGCGGCCTGATGGGTCCGGTGGGATCGGGCAAGTCATACGGCTGTGCTGCTGAGATTATGTTAAAAGCTGTCCAGCAAAAGCCCTCTCCGCGTGACGGCATACGGTATTCCAGGTTTGTGATCGTGCGCAACACCTATCCAGAGCTTAGAACAACTACGATTAAGACCTGGCAGGAGCTATTCCCGGAAGATGTATGGGGTCAGATGCGCTGGCAACCGCCTATTACCCACCATCTTAAACTCCCCAGCAGAGATAATGCCCCTGGTATTGACTGTGAAGTTATATTCATGGCTCTTTCTACGCCCCAAGATGTGCGTAAGCTGCTGTCATTGGAGCTAACTGGTGCGTGGGTGAATGAGGCTAGAGAGCTACCAAAGGCTGTGATCGATGGTTTGACCCACCGCGTTGGCCGTTATCCTACCAAATCCGATGGTGGTGCGTCCTGGTATGGCATTATCATGGATACTAACCCGCCCGATGCGGATCACTGGTGGCATGAGCTGTCAGAGAAGAACCCTATCGGTGGCCGGTTCCCGTGGAAGTTCTTTCGTCAGCCAGGTGGTGTCTTGGAGGTGTCTGCCAAGGATCTACCAGAGAACCCGGAAGCGAATGGTTTTGTATTTTCCGGTGGCAAGTGGTGGATGGTTAATCCTTCTGCGGAGAACAAGACGCATTTGCCTGATGGTTACTATGAGCAACTTCTCGGCGGGAAGAACGCTGATTGGATCAGGTGCTATGCAGAGGGCAAGTTTACCTTCGTGCAGGAAGGCAGGCCGGTTTGGCCGGAGTATGACGATGAAATGATGTCTGCGGATGTGCAGTATGATCCGCAATACCCGTTACAAATCGGCGTTGACTTTGGTTTGACACCGGCGGCTATCTTTGGGCAGAGAACATCTGGCGGTGCGTGGAAGATCCTTGATGAGCTTGTCACATTTGACATGGGGCTTGAACGCTTTGGGCAAGAGTTGATAGGCAAGATCGCTGCAAGCTTCAACAAAGCAGAGGTGCAGATCTGGGGAGACCCTGCTGGGAACAAGCGTGACGAGATCTACGAGGTTACAGCCTTCGATCACTTGCAGTCTATTGGGTTTCGCGCACAGCCGACAGATAGCAATGCTTTCAATGTAAGGCGTGAGGCTGCTGCGGCTCCTATGAACCGGCTGGTTGGTGGTAAACCTGGACTTCTCGTTAGCAAGAAGTGCCTGCGGCTGCGGAAATCTCTGAGTGGCGGCTATTTTTTCAAGCGTGTGTCTATGGGCGCTGGGCAGGATCGGTTTAAAGATGCGCCGGTAAAGAATGAGCACTCTCACTGCGGGGATGCGTTTGGATATCTTATGCTCGGTGGCGGTGAGCAACGCAGATTGCGGCGCGGAACCTATGGCGGAAGCTTTGCGGGTGGGCAAACATTCAGCGCAAGCACAGATTTCGAGGTCTTCTAATGGCTTTAGTCCAACTGCCCCAGGTAAGAATGGGCCACGATGAGCATATCGTCCCGCTGACCTACGATCATTTAGCCAGGATAAACCTTAAAGAAGAGAACAAAGACTTTGCTAACGTGATACCTAACTACATTAACTATGTCTGGGATCACGCCGTAGACGGGATGAGCTGGTCTGGTATCGGGAGAGGTAAGGTTGTCTGTGCGTTTGGCATTCGCCCCTTTTGGGATGGCGTTGCGGAGATGTGGCTGATCCCTGGAAAAGAGATTGAGCGCCATGCGATATCGGTTATACGGGCTTCTAAGCAACTAACCGATACCGCAATAGCCAATAACGGCATAAAAAGGCTACAGATCTGCGTAAACACGAATAACGATACCGCATTTAGGTTTGCCAAGGCACTACGTTTTGAGGTAGAAAGTGTTATGAGAAAGTATGGGCCAGACGGGTCCGACTACTACATGATGGTGAGGTTTTAACATGGGTGGATTATTTGGTGGTGGTGGATCTTCGGCTCCCCCTCCTAAGTCAGCAGCACAAATTCGTGCAGAGCAAGATGCTGAAACGGCCAGAACTCGCGCAGAGGAACGTGCGACTTCTAAAGAGAGGTCAGAAATGCAAGGCGCTCAACGCCGCCGCCGTCTTCGTAGAACTGGTGGTATGCGTTTATTGTTCTCCCCCGCTCGGCGTGAGGGTCCAGACTCGCAGAATTTAAAGACTAAGCTCGGGGGTGACTGATGGCCAGTTTCTCACAGCAGGTTAAGATGGACTTTAACAATGCTGTTAGGTCTGTTGGCAGAGCTTTCTCTGGAGCGTCAAAGCCAAGGGGCGCTCCAGTATCCATGAAGAAAAGCACTCTAAGAAGCAGGAAGTCTGCTGCAATGTTGAAGAATATGATGGCTAACAGCAACAAAAGCGATGATGGCCCTGGTTATTCTCGCGCTCCAGCTGGCCCCACTCCAGAGCAACAGGTTGCTTCTGCCAGGGCTGCTGAAAGAGAAGCCAAGATAAAAAAGGGCAAAGCTCGGCGAAAGAAGTATGAGGCCGCTCAGACCATGGCTAAAAAAATGAAGCTAATTTTTGTAGATTAGAAAGGCTCGACATGACTCAAATCAAATCAGATCCCCGCGTACACATTCGACCAAAGCCTGTTGAGGCAAAGGCTGCGGTTCCTGAGAAGAAAGCTGCGCCCAAGAAGGCCGCTGCCAAGCCAAAGAAGTAAGTTATGGTAAAGAAGGCGCACCAAAATCCGGAGGGTGGTCTCAATGAGGCTGGCCGTAAGCACTTTGAGCGTAAAGATGGGGGTAATCTAAAGGCTCCCGTCAAGACAGGGACTAATCCCCGGCGTGTTAGCTTTGCTGCTAGGTTCGCTGGGATGAAAGGCCCGATGAAAAATGAGAAGGGTGAACCCACCCGCAAGGCTCTTGCCCTAAAGGCATGGGGTTTTGGATCGGTAGAGGCAGCGCGTAACTTCGCTAACCGTAATAAAAAAGGATAATGAGATGGCTCGGCTAGACGTAAGAGAGATCATGGAGCGTGAGGCCAAGGCCCAATCCCGCAAGGATCAATGGCGTACTATCTATGAGGATTGCTACGAGTTTGCTCTGCCGCAGCGCAATATGTACGATGGAAACTATGAGGGTAACACCGCCGGTCAGAAGAAGATGGGCCGTGTGTTTGACTCCACAGCTATCTCAGCCACTCAGCGTTTTGCTAACCGCATACAGGCTGGCTTGTTCCCACCTCAGAAGCAATGGTGTCGCCTAGAGGCTGGCACTGGCATCCCAAAAGAACAACAGCCACAGGCTCAAGCTGCGCTTGATGCGTACACTGAACGGATGTTTGAGGTAATGCGCCAGACTAACTTTGATCTGGCTATGGGCGAGTTCCTTCTGGATCTCTGTGTGGGTACTGCTGTAATGATGGTGACGCCTGGTGATGAGGCAACTCCGATCCGTTTTACACCGATCCCTCAGTATCTCGTTTCGATTGAAGAAGGCACATTCGGCAATGTCGATAATGTTTATCGCAAGCTAAGAATGAAGGCTGAAGCGATACCTCAAGAGTTCCCTGATGCTGAAATGACGCCGGAATTGGTAGATGCGATATCACGATCACCATCTAAAGAGATCGATCTTATGGATGCTGTGATCTATGATTACGAAAGAGCGATATATTGCTATCATGTTATCTGGCCTGGTAAGCGGCAAGATCTGGTCTACCGCACCATGAAGTCTTCGCCATTTATAGTTGCGCGTTACATGAAGGTTGCCGGTGAGATCTATGGCCGTGGCCCACTGGTGACTGCGATTGCTGACATTAAGACGCTAAACAAGACCGTTGAGTTAGTTTTGAAGAATGCTTCCTTGTCGATCTCTGGCGTATATACTGCTGCTGACGATGGCGTTCTTAACCCTCAGAACGTAAAGATTCAGCCTGGTGCAATCATTGGTGTGGCTCGTAACGGTGGCGCACAGGGTCCGTCCCTGTCTCCTCTGCCCCGTGCCGGTGACTTTAACACAAGCCAGATCGTTATGAATGATCTGCGCATGAACATTAAGAAGATCTTGATGGATGACACGTTGCCGCCTGACAATATGTCGGCCCGGTCTGCGACTGAGATTGCCGAGAGATCCCGTGAGCTGGCTTCTAACTTGGGTTCTGCGTTTGGTCGATTGATTGATGAGACTATGATCCCGCTGGTATCGCGCATTCTCTATGTGATGGACCAAGCTGGCTACATCGATCTGCCGCTCAAGGTTAATGGTGTAGAGGTCAAGGTTACGCCGGTGGCTCCGTTGGCTCAGGCCCAGAAGTTACAAGAGGTAAACGATATCGTGCAGTTTATGCAGATTGCCAACTCTCTAGGCCCACAGGGTCAGATGGCATTGTCGATCCCACGGATCACAGCATTCATTGCCGATAAAATGAACATCAAACAGGACTTGCTTACCACAGCGGAAGAGCAAGAAATGATGATGCAACAGATGCAGGCGCAAGCAATGGCCGAACAAGGGCCGCCGACTGCTAATGATGGTGGAGCAACAATGGAGGCTATGCAATGAGTTCACCCGATGGGTGGGAAGGTTTAACCCAAGCAATAAGCGAAAGCCCAAAGGCTGCTGATATAGATGTTCTATACGGCAAGGTTTTTAAAAGCACAGAGGGGCAACGTGTTCTAAGTCATTTGCGCAGCATAACGATTGAGCAACCGACTTGGTTTCCTGGAGAGGATGCGAGTTTCGGCTATGTAAGGACAGGCATGGCAGAGATGGTACGCATGATTGAGAAAAGAATAGAAAGGTCAAACAATGGCTGAAGCAATGGCAGAACAAGTGGAGGCTGACGCCCCAATGATTAACGTGGCAGAGCCGGGCACTCCTCAAGAGGATGCGCCGGTTGCTGTGCATGAAGAGCCGCAGGGTGAGCCTGCTGCTGCAAGTGATGATGAGCCGTTAGAGCGGCCAGATTATTATCCAGAAAAATTTTGGGATGAGGACGGCCCAGATGTTGAAAAGCTGGCAAAGAGTTATGCAGAGCTTGAGAAAAAGTTTAAGGCCGGAAAGCATAAAGCACCGGAAGAGTATGATGTATCTGCACTTGCGGATCAGGGTTTGGACTCTGACGATCCGACTGTCGCCGTATATCAGGATTGGGCTAAAGAAAACGGGATTAGCCAGGGCGCATTCGAAGATCTTGCAGGCCGTGTACTTGCCTTGTCTAAGGATGAGCAAGAGAGCGTACAGTACGATCAGCGCGCGGAGATGGAGAAGCTAGGGGCAAATGCCTCTGAGAAGATCCAAATGACTGAGCGTGTTCTTATGAAAGCTCCTCTGAACAACTCTGAGCGTGAAGCGATAGCTTATTCTCTGAACAATGCTGACGCGATCAATGCTTTCTTGAAGTATCACCAGTCAATCACGAATGAGAACATTCCTATTAAGCCTGCGATCCAGCAAGAGACCATGACACAGCAGGATCTACAGGTTGCTATTTCTGATCCGCGCTGGCAAAGTGATGCTGCTTGGCGCACTCAGGTGGAGCAAAAGTGGTTCCAATCTCAGCAGAAGTGATAGAGACTTGCAATAAATATCGCTTGCGTGTATTTTAGCCTTAACGGCTAACCGTGCTCGGCCCGTTAGATGTAGTAATCTACTGGTTGGCGCGGCCATAACGCGCAAGCGACCGCCCGAAACCTCGGATAACGGAAGCGTTTAATAGAAACGCAAAATGAGGTTTTTGCCATGTCGATCAACGTCTCAACCGCGTTTGTTACACTCTTTGATTCAGAGGTTAAACAAGCGTACCAAGCCGAATCCATTCTCCGTGGTACAATGCGTACTCGCACAGGTGTGGCTGGTAATACAGTAAAATTCCCTAAAATTGGCAAGGGTGTTGCAACAACTCGCACACCACAAGCCGATGTGACTCCGCTGAACGTGACTTACGCTCAGGTAACTGCAACAATGGAAGACTACATTGCAGCGGAATACTCTGACATTTTCATGCAGTCTCACATTAACTTCGATGAACGCTCTGAGCTAGTTCAAGTAGTATCCAAGTCGATTGCGCGCCGTATGGACCAGTTGATGATTGATGCGCTGAATGCTGCTACAGGCACATCAACAGTTGCAACAGGAATCGGTGGTACAGCCAGCAACATGAACATTGACAAGCTTCGCGCTACTGCAAAAGCAATGAATGAGAAGAACGTACCGTCTGAAGGTCGTAACTTGCTTATGCACGCTTCTCAGTTGGATGCCTTGCTTGGTGAAACCGAAGTTACCAGTTCAGACTTTGCGTCTGTAAAAGCCCTGGTACAAGGTGAAATTGATACATTCATGGGTTTCAAGATCCTGACCATGGGTGATCGTGACGAGGGCGGCATTCCTAAGCCTTCCACTCGCACTTGCTTTGCATGGCACAAAGACGCAATGGGTTATGCTGAGTCCATGTCACAGAAAACAGAAGTAAACTATGTACCACAGAAAACGTCTTTCTTGGTCGCTTCTATGTTCTCTGCCGGATCAGTCGCTATTGATGCCGAAGGTATCGTTAAGATATCTTGCACTGAGTAAATTCAGTAAGGAGGGGCTGGGTACTCTGGCCCCTTCCACCCTTTACGGAGAACGATTATGGCTGCTGGTGATACTTCACTCTCGATATGCTCGGATGCTCTGATACTGTTGGGCGCTTCGCCCATTTCTTCTTTTACAGAAGGATCTGACTCAGCCCAGGCTTGTGATCGACTTTATCCAGATCTCCGTGACTCGCTGCTTTCAAACTATCAATGGAGCTGGAGCGTTAAGAAAGTTCAGCTAAATCGTCTTTCTACCGCTCCCATAGATGAATGGAAGTATGCCTATCAAATGCCGGGAGATATGCTCTCTGGCGTTTTGGCCTTATTTACAAACGCTGGTATTGGCGAGAACCCTGTCCGGTATGGATGGGAAGTTTACGGCGATCAGCTCTACACAAATTTCGAGAAGGTCTTTATCGACTACCAAGGTACAATCGATGAAAGCAAAATGCCAAATTACTTTGTGCGCCTTCTCCGCACCTCAATGGCTGCTGAGTTAGCTTTTACAATTACCGATCAGATTAGCAAGTCAGACTACTTTCGGGCCTTGGCATATGGCTCACCCGGTGAGTCAAACCGTGGTGGCTTGATGCGTGAGGCAATGAACATAGATAGTCGCGGTAAGCCGCCGCAGATCATTGAGGATTATTCTCTTATTGATGTGAGATACTAAAATGCGGATTATGCAGTTCCAAACGAACTTCTCGGTTGGTGAGCTTGATCCGCTTATCCGCGCTCGTACCGACCTTGAGCAATACAGAAACGCACTTGAGGAAGCTACGAATGTAATCATTCAGCCTCAAGGGGGCTTTAAGCGCCGTGATGGCACAAAGTTTATCTATGACTTTGGCTCAAGCTTTAGTGACTTCAAAGTAATCCCTTTTGAGTTTAGCGTTGATGATAGCTACCTGTTGGTATTTGTCACTCAGAGGATCTATGTCTTTAAGGCTGGTGTCTTGCAGACGAATATCAACGGATCTGGCAATGACTATATTACAGCAACCGATATCACTACCGCTATGCTGGACGAGATTAACTATACCCAGGCTGTTGATACGCTTATCCTGTGCCATGAGGATCTTCAAACCAAGAGACTTGTGCGCAATAGTGACACAAGCTGGACGTTGGAAAACTTGCCTCTGACAAACCTTCCTCAGTATGCTTATGCCTTTGACACGCATCAACCAGACTTTACGATCACGCCCAGCGCCACAACTGGAAACATTACGATTACAGCTTCGTCAATGACTAATGACACCGGTACGGCACAAGCTGGAAGCTCAAATACGATCACTCTCAAGGCAGCAACAAGCTACACCACTGACGATCAGCCAAACGGTATGTTTATTACTTTAACTTCTGGTACTGGATCAGGTCAGACGCGGCACGTTGAGGACTATGTTGCTTCTACTAAGGTGCTGACTGTTTATCCTCCATGGGATACTGCTCCCAATAACACCACTGGCTATAAAGTTTCTGCATTTGCGGAGGCCGCTGTCGGTGAATACGCTCAAGTCACAAGCACTTTTGGTCGCGCTCGGTATGTAGAGTATGTTTCTGACACGGTAATGAAGGCCGTTACAGAGGTTGATTTCTTTGATACCGATGCTGTTACTGCTGGTTTCTGGGAAAGCGAACATGGTTACGAAGATGTTTGGTCCAGCACTCGCGGTTGGCCCAGGTCAGCTGCATTCCATGAGGGCCGGTTGTATTTTGGTGGATCTAAGTCTCGGCCAAATACGATCTGGGGTTCTGGTGTAATTAATTACTTTGATTTCAACGCCGGTACTGGACTTGACGATGAGAGCGTTGAGGCAACGATCAACACCAATCAGCTCAATACTATTGTCAACTTGTTCTCTGGCAACGACTTTCGGATTTTCACAACAGGTGGTGAGTTTGTAATCCTACAAGGGACCAATGAGCCAATTACTCCTTCGACTTTCTTTGTACGGCCACAGACACGGCTTGGATCAAAGTCTGGTATTCCAATAGAAGAGCTGAACGGTGCGTCAATCTTTATTCAGCGCCAGGGTAAATCTATCAACGTGTTCCAGTTTGGCGACACTACAGCGTCCTATCAGGTGCAGAACATATCTGCCCTAAGCTCTCACTTGCTAAAAGATCCTGTGGACATGGCGGCGCGTAGGGCTGCGTCTACAGATGAATCGGATCGCCTGTTTGTGGTTAACGGTACTGACGGATCTATGGCGGTTTACTCTATCTTGGTTGGTCAGAATGTTATTGCGCCAAGCCGGTTCACAACAGACGGTGAGTTTATAGCTGTGGGCGTTGAGGTTGCAGATGTTTATGTGATCGTTAAACGGACTATTGATGGCACTGACAACTATATGCTGGAGAAGTTTGACCCAGATCTCACGCTAGATAGCGCTAAGGAGGGAGGAGCGGCGTCCTCAGTGACGTTACAGCATCTTGAGGGGGAGACAGTCCAGATCATTAGAGATGGCGTTCTAGAGCCAGAACAGACGGTCCCAGGATCTCCTTACACAGTTACGTTTGCTTCTGCTGCTACGTCTAGCTACCAGGTTGGTTTGAACTACACGGTCACAGCCAGGACAATGCCTGCGGAGCCGGTGCTATCTTCTGGATCTGTGCAGGGCTTTAAGAAACGTATTATCCAGGTTGATGCTATTGTGAACAGCACGAAGGATATGACGATTAACGGCAAGCAGATCTCGTTTAGAAACTTTGGCGAAGATGTGTTGGATTCGCCCGTTGAGCCTTTCACTGGCATAAAAACTGTGCATGGCTTGCTGGGGTATAGTGGAACGGGGCAGATTACTATTAGCCAGAATGTTCCGCTGGAAATGATTGTTCTCGGTCTTGAGTACCGGTTGAGCGTAGGGAGTTAAGACATGGAAGCAATGGCAGTCATAGGCCCGATAGTATCAGTAGGAAGTAAGCTTGCTGCGGCTAGTGCGCAGAGAGATGTCGGTGCTGCGCAACGGGCCAGTTATGAACAGCAAGCTAAGGCTGCTGAGTTAAAGGGCCGTTCAGAAGCCATCGCTTATAAGCAGCAGGGCGCTGATGCTTTGCAGAACTTGAATGAAACATTGTCTGCAATTATTGCCCGTGCCGGTGCTGGTGGGGTAGATCCTACATCTGGATCGGCGGCAACTATGCAGATGTTTGCTTTGTCTGAGGGTAGCAGAGAGGCTGCGATTGCCCAGGACAACGCGGCTCTTGCTCTAGGTGAGGCAACACAACAGGCTGGAATATACAGGTCTGCTGGTCGAACAGCCCAGCTAAGTGCAAATGTAAGCGCGGCTGCGAGTATTGGCGAAGCGGCTTACATGGCCGGTCAACTATCATAGGTTAGGTTAAAGAATGGCACAGCTCCCACGATATCAGCGACTAGGTGTAAGAACTCGTCAACCAGGTAGCATTGATTTCGCTGATACGCGGGAACAAGCAAGGTATTCTCAAAACCTTTCTCAGCAACTTAATCGTATGTCCGACTTTGCTTTTAAGGAAGCTGCTAGGGCTGCTACAATTCGCGGTCAAGAGCGAGTGCAGGAAGAGGGAGCGGTCTCAACACTAGAGGCTATTGATGAAAAGGGTGGTGCGTTTACCATTGCTGATCGTGCGGCGTATGAGCTTGGAAGTCGCGTTGCCGTTGCTGAAATACAAAACACTGCTGAAATTGAAATCTCCCGTATTTTAACTGACGGTGAAAAAAACGAAACTCCCTTCTCAGTTATTCAATCACAGCTTGCAGACGTAACGGACGGTTATTCTGAGTCTCTCAGGGTAATAGATCCAGCAGCATCTTCTGTCTTAAAGGTTAATTTGCAAGGCGCGGCTGCTACTGCGACTGAAAAGTATTCTAATTATTATGTTAAATTGCAGGCTCAAAAGCAGGCTGTAAAAAGATCGAATGCTGCTGAACGTGGAGCAAAGAGCGTATTAGAATCGGCCATTCTCCCTGGTATGACGATGGAGGAAATAAACAAAAAGATCGCTGTTGAAACGGAGCTTCAGATCGGACTTGGAGCTACAGAACTGGAAGCCACTGAATTTGCAGAAAATGTTTACAATGCTGCTTACAAAGAAAAGCTAGTGTATGAATTTAACACTGCCTCACTCGAAGAAAAGCAGGAAATGCTCAAGGTTATGGAGACAGAGGCTCTCCCTGGTATGACGTTATCTCAAACTCAAGGTGTTAGAAAATCTCTTAAAGCAGATTACAATTCTGCTCTTGCCGTAACCAAGGGTGAGAATAACGCTGTTGTATCGGAAGTCGCAGAACTGGAGAGAGTTCTTGCTTTGGGTGGGATGCCTTCTGAAAAACAAATTGCTACTCTGAAGCAGCGCGCAGATGCCCTGGGGGATCAAGGAGCCGCAGCAAGGCTTGCTATTGCAGACTTAGAGTTTAACGCCGAAAACGCATCTGTATATAGATCCATGACTGCCGAAGATCTTTATAATGAAGTTGAAACTCTCAAGTCTGGGATACAGGGATTGGGTGGAGCTGGCATTGACACCTTACTAGAAGCTGAAACATTGCAGGTTGCTCAAGCTTATTTAACAGCCGCTAAAGCAGCTATTAAGGCTGCGTCTGATGCAGAAAAAGCAGAGTTCCAGCCAATTGTTGATGCTTTATCAAGCGATGTGACCACATTCCAAGATATCGTTGACAAAGGTATAGCCGTAAATCCTGAAGACATGGCGAGTCTTGTGCAAAGGCTTACTGAAATCCCACCCAATTTGCGTGGAGATCTGGAAGGGGAGCTTGGAACTTTATTAGAAACCGGCGAACTTGGATCAATATTGCAGTCATATACCCCAAAAGAGATTGCTGATTATATGTCGGGTCTCCGTGCAGAAGGGGTTGATACATCTATTGAGCTAAAACAATTGAATCTTGCTGAAAAAATGTTGAGCAACATGGAGACTCAGCTTGCAAATGATCCATTAACTTTCGCTATGAATGTTGGGGTTAAGGATACTAATAATAATCAGATACAAATCTCGACTATAAATCCGACTGCACAAAACCCGGATGTTGTCGCCAATGTTCAAAAGCGTGTTTATGATGCTCAGGTAATTGCATCTAAGTATGGCATAGAGCCTAAATTTTTCACTGCTCAAGAGAGAGATCTCCTTACAGAGTTTTTAAAATCGCCCCAGACAGATAGGTCTAAACTGATGTCTTTCCTCGGCAGTATTGTCGAAGGGGGAGGTCCAGCGGTTCCACAGATGCTTTCAGAAATATCTAGCTCTTCTCCAGAGTTCGCTGGTATTGGCGCTTTGGTAAATGAAGAAAATATGAGCGCCGCCAACTTTGCGCTTCGGGGTCTTGAGTATTTAAAAGCTGGCAACAAGATAAATGATTTTACTCCTACAAACACAGAATCTATATTTTTGAAACTAACAGATGAGGCTTTGAAGTTTGCACCTAATACCAAAAGAGTAATACAGGAAACTGCAAAACTGATTTACGCTGATATTTCTCAGGGCCAAGATAAGTTTTCCGCAGACTTATGGAGAGAGTCAATTGAAATGGCTTCTGGAATGAAGTCTTCTGACGGGGTTTCTGTTGGCGGCATTCAAGAAGTTCGCGGAAAGAATACTCTTTTGCCTGCCGGTGTTAGTGCTGAAGCTATAGAAAACGCATTAAACAATATTGATTTTAGCTCCGCATATGCAGCAAGCAATCAGGTCGTAAGTGCGGGTATTTTGAGTTCAGTAAATGGTGACGGAATAATAAATACTAAAAATGACTGGCAGGTTCTTTCTCTGGGTGGCAATATGGCTGGTATTACTTTTGGGTCAACTCAGTACGGTGAGCCGAAATATGTTACTGATTTAAGTGGCGCACCTTTTAGGTTTGATATTCTGAAGTTAATTGAGGCCGTCCAATGAACTTTGACAAACCAGATTCCTTAGATTTTCTTCCTCAAAACGGAATATCTCAAGCACCTAATTCTATTACGGAGAATTTGACAGGGGCTTTTGATGCCACGAAATACACGGGCGGCACTGGTTCTAACAGTAAGAACTTTACGTTGCTTGATGTTTGGTCTCCAATTGTTGAAGAGCTTAATTCAACTGGTGGTGAATTTGAAAATCCAGCAATTTGGTTGTTTGAAAATTCGCCTACAAGATACAGAGCAAAGACCGAAGAGATCTATTCTTATATTGAACAGAATAGCGATTGGCTTCCCGTTGAGCTGGGGAAAGTAAACCCTCAATTCTTAGACGATACCATGAAAAGCTTTGTTGAAAACAAAGAAGCGGAAATGGCGGAGCTTGTGAGAAATAACCCTGGTTTTATCAGGGGTGCAGCAAGATTCGTTGGAGGAATGGGTACTGGATTTGGAGATCCTGTCACACTTTACACGATGCCATTCGGAGGTTGGTCCAAAACTCTTTGGAAAAACATAGCGCAAAGCGCGGCTGTGAACGCTGGTGCTGGTGCTATAACAGAGCTTGATGTTAAGGAATGGTATGACGAACTTGGATTAGAGTACAGTTATGAGGACTTCATTAAAAACGTAGGTATGCAAGCTGCATTCGGCGCGGCTATGCCTGCTGCTGGTGCAGCTATAAGAATGACCGGAGAGCAGGGTCTCAAAGGCTGGAATGTTCTCAAGAACAAATTGCAAAAGCCTTTGGATATAGAAGACCAAGCTATAGTTGATGCGTTAGACAACCAAGCTGACATTGAATCCTCGAACCCTTTACAGTCTCCTAACAGCATTGAGGCTGAATTTGAACATGAGGCACGACTGTCAGATGCTAGTGCTGCTGTACGGCAGGGCGAAATACCTCGCATTCCAAGTGAGCCAACTTCGCCAATTAGTCCCCAGGCTGCGCAACGATCGGTAGATAACCTAGATGGCGTCATTTACGATCTTGACCCAATGGATATTGAGGTGGATGCCAAGACATTCCAGTTTAAAGAGGGCGGAGATGAGTTCGGTGTGACTGAGCGTCTCCAGGGGATTACTACCTGGGATAAGTACAAGGCCGGTACTGTTACTGTTTATGAATATGCTGATGGCCGGATGGCTATTGCAGATGGACACCAGCGCCTTGGTTTGGCAAAGCGCATACGTTCACAAGATCCTTCTCAGGATATCCGGGTATTTGCTTACAAGCTTCGTGAGACAGATGGCATAACGCCACCAGAGGCCCGTGTGATCGCGGCAATGAAGAACATTGCAGAAGGCACAGGAACGTCCATAGATGCAGCAAAGGTTCTCAGGGTAGATCCTAGTCGCATATCTGAGCTTCCGCCACGTTCTGAGCTTGTACGGCAAGCCAGGGACATGATGGGCCTAAGTGATACTGCGTTTGGTGCTGTTGTAAACGGAGTTGTGCCGCCAAACTACGGTGCGATTGTGGGTCGGCTGATCGATGATGAAGGTCTCCAGGACGCAGCTATTGAGGTTTTGGCTAAGGCAGATCCCAGCAATGCTTTCCAGGCAGAGGCTATTGTTCGCCAGGTTCGTGAGGCTGATGCCGATCAGGTAGAACAGATTTCATTGTTTGGTGAAGAGCTGGTAACTGAAAGCCTTTATGTAGAACGTGCTAAAGTTCTGGACCGGGCTTATAAAGAATTGCGCCGTGACAAGGCAGCATTTGAAACCCTTGTAAGAAACTCTGAGAGATTAGAGGCAGAAGGAAATGTTCTTGTAAAGGACGTAAACCAAAGAAAGGCGAATACAGATGCCCAAACGATCGCGCTCCTCCAAACGCTTGCAAACCGCAAAGGGCCGCTCTCAGACGCCCTCAATGATGCAGCAAGAACAGCCAGAGACACAAACAGCTATGTCGCAGCAACAGGTGGATTCCTCGATGCTGTCAGAGGAGCAATTGAATCGGGCGACTTCGACCGCGTATCTACTGGCGACATTGGACGCGCTGTCGATGGTGCGCCGGAGATCACTAGATCTCAAGTTACAGACGAGCCAGCCCTCGAAGGATTCGATGAACCGTCAGGCGTAGCTTCGGAACGGCAGGCAGATCAGCTCATTGCCGATATGTTCGGTGCTGATGAGGTGGCTCCTGTGGCTCCTGTACGGACTAATGCCGAAATAGAAGCAGACTTAAAAGCTAGACAGCCTGTAGAAACTGTTGACGATATCTATGCTCTCGCGGAAGATTCACAGTCTTATATTGCCAAGATCGGTGCTGACCTTGAGGGTGAGCTTGGCGTTTCATTTAAAAACCCAGGTTTAAAAAATATCGATACTGCTCGAGAGAAGATGCAGCGTAAAGCATATGCTTCCTCAAAAGAGATGACGGATATCTCGCGTGGCGGCTTTGTAATTAATACGGCTGACGATGCTGATGCTATTGTTGCCAGGTTAGGGCGTGATTCAGAAATACTGGATGAGGGCTGGGCTTTCACACCAGAAGGATATTTCGATCGCAAAGTATTAGTTAGGACGCCAAACGGGATTGTTTCCGAAGTCCAGATATGGTCGCCAAAAGTTTTAGATGCAAAAAACAAAACCGGCCATAAGCTCTATGAAAGAATGCGCACTTCTAAAGATCCTGCTGAAGCTGAAGATCTGGCTATGCAGATGAGGGAGCTGTATTCAAATGCTCTGAAAGCAGAAGATCAATCGTTTAGGGCGTTGTCCGGCATAGATAGCTTGCCGAAGCTAGGCTCAAACGCTGACATAAATGCTGCTTCGTCTGGTATTACGCGGCCTGAGTTGAAAACATCTGGTCCGTCTACTGGCGTCCAGGGACCACCTGGCTTGAGAACAGCAACCGCTTCTGTCGGTGAAATGGATATAGCCGGGCGTCCGTCCCAATTAACAAATATCATTGATGATACCTCCGATATTGATTTAGATATCACTTTGTCGCCGGATGTCAACATGGATCTTGAAGTTCCTATTGGGCAAAGGCTTAATGAAGAAACAGGCTTGGTTGAATCTACTACTGTGACGATGCGAGATCTTAAAAGTGAGATGGATAGCGAGGATGCAATGATTGCTCGATTGGAGTTCTGCACAATATGACTTTTAAAAACTGTATCAATGACGGTGTTGCTGAAGGGCAGATCTCTCAAGAAAAGGCTGATGAGATCCTTGGATTGTTTGACGAGCTTGAGGTTAAATACAACAGGCAAATGGGTTCTGCTGCCGCGACAGCTAGGGCTGCTACGGAAACAACTGTTGCTGCAAGGAAGATAGCAACTGAGCGCAAGAGACGCGCTATGCTTCAAGCTGTTACCTGGCAGCGAATCAACAACGATCTAAATAATTATCGCACGATTACAGGACGGACAGACAAAAGCATCGCCGCAAAAGCTTTGTTTGAACAGGACGAAACCTCTAAATTTAATAGCGTTGCCCAGGTGCAGCAAGCCGTTACTAGAAGCGCCACGCGCAAGCTCGATGATTTCTTAGCTACGTTTCGGCGCAATGTTATTGGGCAGACAAGGAATAAGGCTGATCTAAAAGATATGGTTCGTGAGGTGTTCAGCGAGGGATCAACAGATAGCCCTGCTGCCCGTGAGATGGCCCAGGCTTGGAAGGCTTCTGCTGAATACTTGCGCACCAGGTTCAACGCTGCTGGCGGAGCAATCCCTAAAAGAGCTGATTGGGGTATGCCTCAGATGCACGACACAATGAGGGTGCGTCAATCAAGTTATGATGAGTGGAATGAGTTTATTCGCACCCGGCTAGACTTGAACAAGATGATAGACGAGCAGACAGGTTTAAAGTTTTCTCCTGAGAAATTAGAAATTGCGCTGAGAGATGCTCACGAAACCATAGTCACAGATGGCTTTAACAAACTGAAGCCTGGATCTATGGTTGGAAACAAGTCGCTTGCGTTGCGCAACCAGGACCATCGATTCTTTGTATTTAAAAATGCAGATGCCTGGATGGAGTACCAAGAAAAATTTGGCAATCCAAATGCCTTTGATGCGATGATGGGCCATATAGATACGATGTCTCGTGACATTGCTTTAATGGAAGTTCTTGGCCCCAACCCGAATGCCACTGTAAATTTTGTAAAACAGACTTTGCAGAAGGATGCTGCTGGAGATCAAGCCGCAGAAAATGCTGCTCGTAGGTCGAGTACAGCCATAGATACCCTGTACTCAAACGTAAACGGAAACATCAATGCTCCTGTTGATAGCCGTATAGCTTACAGTTTTGCAGGGATTCGACAGGTATTGCAATCAGCACAGCTAGGTGCTGCTGCTATCTCTGCTATAACTGATATGAATTTTGGCCGTATTGCTCGAACAATGGTTGGTTTGCCTCAAACTAAAATGGTCCAGAACTATTTAAAGTTTATGAACCCGCTATCCCTAGAGGAAAAGGGTAAGCTTGCAGTCAGGTTGGGCCTTACCGCTGAAGGTTGGTCAACTCTCGCTGCCGCTCAGATGCGCTATGTGGGAGACCTATCTGGACCAGAAGTTACTAGGCGAGTAGCCGACTTTGTGATGAGGGCTTCATTGCTCTCCCCTTGGACCAACGCTGGCAAGTGGGCGTTTGGCATGGAGTTCCTGGGTAATCTTGCAGATAACGCAGGCAAGACGTTTGACCAGCTAGATCCGATGATGCGTAAAACATTAGATCACTACAACATTAATGCAGATCGCTGGGAGATTGTAAGAGCAACTCCTCTTTATGAATATGAGGGTGCTTCATTCCTCAGAGCTGAAGATATCGAGGCGCGCACCGACATACGATCAGACCTAGCCCGTGATCTAGCCACTAGCCTTTTGGTAATGGTGGAAACAGAAACTAACTTTGCTGTCCCCAGCACATCGATTAGGGGCCGTGCTGCTTTGGTAGACGAAACCCGCCCAGGTACGCTTGCTGGTGAGCTTACACGATCCTTTGCCATGTATAAGGGGTTTGGTGTTACCCTGGTAAATACACACATCATGCGAGGATTGGCCCAGCCAACTACCGGCACAAAGGGAACTTACTTCGCAGATCTACTAATCAGCACTACGCTAATGGGCGCTCTTGCGATGCAGCTAAAGGAAATGAGCAAGGGTCGAGATCCAAGGCCAATGGATAGCCCAGAGTTTTGGGGCGCAGCTTTCATGCAGGGTGGGGGGCTTGGTATATACGGAGACTTCCTATTCTCAGATGTAAACAGATACGACCGTGGGCTTGCAGAAACCTTTGCCGGTCCTGTTGTCGGATTTGCAGATGACTTTAGAAAGCTTACAATCGGCAATCTTACACAAGCCGTCAAAGGAGAGGACACGAATGTTGCCTCTGAGTTCCTTACCTTTGCTGGACGTTATACCCCAGGTTCATCTCTATGGTATTCCCGACTTGCTTTAGAACGTATGGTTCTGGACCAGGGAAAGAAGTGGGCTGATCCTGATTTTGAAACGAAGAAGCGCAGGCTGGAATCCAGATACCGCCGCGAATATGGTCAGAACCACTGGTGGAGCCGTGGGGAAATGACGCCAAGAAGATCTCCAGATCTATCAAACGTGTTTGAGTAAATGGAACTAATCTGCTATAGAGTGAACAAAGGAACGGGAAAACGACATGAGTGATATCGCAATTAATCCAGTAACCCGCCGGGTTCAGTTCACAGGCAATACCGGAACCGGTCCATATGCCTTTACCTTCAACATCTTGGTCGATGGTGATATCGCAGTCTTCAAGGGGACTACGGAGCTAACGCTTACCACTGATTACACGGTCAGTATTAACGCAAATGGAACGGGGTCTATCACTCTAACTGCTGCCCTCATAGCATCTGACGTTCTTACAATCATTGGTGGTCGTGAGCTTTCTCGGACCACAGACTTTGTTACAGCAGGGGATCTTCTGGCTTCTAGCTTGAACGAACAGCTAGACAGTAACGTGATTATGACCCAACAGCTTGATGAAAAGCTTGGGCGTGGTTTGTTTGTAAACCCTGGTGATGTGTTTACTGACTTAGAGCTTCCACTCAAGGATGATCGTAAGGGTACGGTGCTTGGATTCAATGAGACCACGGGCGACCCAGAGCCAGGTCCAACACTTTCGGATGTCGATTCACTAGCAACTATTTCTGCTGATATTAAGACTTTGGCAGAGATCCAAGATGGCACGGTTGCCACTGATGCCATTACAAACGTAAATACGATCCGTACAGATGTAAGCACAGTTTCCGGCATATCTTCCAATGTGACAACCGTTGCAGGTAATACATCAAACATTAATACGGTTGCAGGAAACAATGCTAACATTACAACTGTTGCTGGCATAAATAGCGATGTAACTACTGTTTCGGGTATATCTTCCGATGTGACCACCGTTGCTGCTGACGGTACAGACATTGGAGTTGTTGCAGGTATATCTTCTGATGTGACTACTGTTTCCGGCGTATCGACAGAGATTGGCCGCTTGGGTACAGCCGATGCTGTATCTGATATGAACGTACTAAGCGCTCCGGCAGTTATTGCTGACATGGATTCTCTTGCTGACAATGTTAGTTCGATTTCTATTGTATCAGATGATATTGGTAATGTTATTGCTGTTGCTGTAAACGCAGCCAACATCAATACGGTTGCCGCTGATGGCGCTGACATTGGCACGGTGGCTGGTGATATATCTAACGTCAATACGGTTGCGACTAATATTACGTCAGTAAACACAAACGCTACAAACATTACTGATATCCAGAATGCTTCTGCAAATGCTGCTACTGCAACAACGCAGGCCGGAATTGCAACAACACAGGCTGGCATAGCAACGACTAAAGCTAGTGAGGCGTCTGCCTCTGAGGTTGCGGCTGAAGCTGCTAAGGTTGCGGCTGAGGCTGCGCTTGATGAGTTTACAGACATCTATCTCGGGGCTAAGGCTTCAGATCCCACAACAGATAATGATGGGAATGCCCTGACTGCTGGGGACCAGTATTTTAATACAACCATTAATGTGCTGAAGATCTACAACGGTTCTGCTTGGCAGTCTGCTGCTATTGATAGCTCCGGTTTTGTTGAAACCACTGGCGATACCATGACTGGCCCTCTAAATGTACAATCGACTATCACGGCTGATGGGCTGACTGTGGATGGGGCTGTAGAAATATCTGCTCCCAATACACGTTTAAATCTATACGAGACTGACACTACTGACAAAAACACACAGCTTCAGTCAAGCAATTCTCGTTTGATGATAAAAACCTTATCAGATGATGGGTCGACAGCGACCGAAAGGCTTAGAATAGACCACACTACAGGCGACATCAGCTTCTACGAAAACACAGGAACGACGCCAAAAATGGTGTGGTCAGCGAGTGCGGAGAAGCTAGAAATCGGCAGTATTGGCGGCGGTGCTGATGGGCTTCTTGCTGTAAAGACCAATGCGAATAATCACGCTATAGCTATCGAAGAAGCTAGTGGTGTTGAGGCTTATGCTATTGGGGTAGAAAGTGATGGCTCACTAGGTTTTTATAACAGCGGAAGCACAACTGCATCTGTTACGTTTGATGACTCGGGCAACGTAAGCATTGGGGCTGCTGCAACTGAAGCGCCACTTAGTGTCGAGACAAACTCAAGTGGATTTGCGATTAGCATTGAGGAAAACGCAGGTGCAGAAACGTGGCAGATTGGCGTTGATGTTGATGGAGATTTAAATTTCCATAATAGTACTCTACCTACACCCCAGTTTACTGTAAGCGATTCAGGAAACGTAGGCATTGGTACTGGTTCGCCAAGCTACGAGCTTCACGTTGCAGACACAGACGGCTTTGCGGTTGTTGCGATTGAGGCAGCTAATGACAACTTTAGTCACATCTTCTTTGGCGATACGGATGATATTGATGTAGGTCGAATTAGCTACTCACACGCTGGTGACTTTATGTTGTTCCGCATCAACGCCTCCGAAGCCATGCGCATCACCAACAATGGATCGGTAGGCATTGGGACGAGTTCGCCTGATGATGCTTTGCATGTTTATAACACTTCCAGTTTAAATCATGTTCGCATTGACGGGCCTGCTGGTATTAACCGAAACTTAAACTTTAGTACGTCAGGTTCAACCCGATGGAATATTTATGCAAACTCTACGGCAGAAAGCGGCTCTGATTCTGGCTCCAACTTAACTATTGCAAAATACACTGATGCTGGAGTTTATAATGGCGTTGCAATGTTTATTGAACGTAGCAGCGGATCGGTAGGCATTGGGACGAGTGATCCTTATGCTGGTCTGCACGTCAATAAGTTTTATTCGTGGTCTTCTCTTAGCGATAGTCAGAAAGAAAAATCAATTTCTGGCGACATCAGTGCTTGGTTTGAGTCAGGGAATGACCTTACATCAGAACGTGCGGTATATAGGTTTGGCAGTGATTCATACACTACTGCTGGTTCAGAATATGTGACCTTGCAAATGATGCCTAATAACGGTGATCGCAGCAAAAATTTAGGTCACTATATTGAAAGTTATAAATCTCAACAACCCAATTCAGACACTACCAACCACCTAGCGTTTGGTTCTGTGGTAAGAGGCGCTTCATTGGGTGCTGCTGCTACGCAATCCGAAGCCATGCGCATAGACTCATCGGGACGGGTAGGCATTGGGACGGGTTCGCCTAGTTCTGCTTTGCATGTTCAGGGCTCAACAAATACCGCTACGTTTGAAAGCACCACAAGCTCTGCTTTCGTAACAGTTGCAAACAGTGGCGGCAGCGCCAGCATATCTACTAGCGGTAATGACTTATTCCTTATTACGCCAAGCGGTTCTGGAGGGGATATTAGTTTCCGCCCCAACTCCTCAGAAGCCATGCGCATCGGCTCCTCGGGCGTGCTTTCTGTCGCAAATACTACCACCGCCTATGGGTTGCGTGTAACTTCATCACTTACTGGCATGTCATACACGCCAACAGATTATCTAACTGTTGCAGCAGATAACGGCCCCTGCTTTTACGGAAACAGGACTGGTTCAAATGGCGACATCATGGTGTTCAATAAAGACGGCTCCACGGTGGGGAGTATTGGGACTGCTGGCGGCTCTTCGTATATCGCTGGCATTGCCGCCACTGGTGGCATTGGGTTTGCATCATCTGGAGGGCAACCATTTATTAACCCAGTAACTAACACTGGTGCAAATAACGACAACGCCATAAATCTTGGACATCCCACATCACGGTTTGAAAACCTCTACCTCTCTGGCGATGTCTTCGTAAACAAAACCACAAAAACTGCCGCTGGTTCTGGGATCGTTTTGGATGGCGATGGTTTTGCTTATTTTGTTAGGGATGGGGCAGTTCAAATTCTTTTGGGCAATGATGATACTGGCGGGACATCCCAGGAGGCAATAAGATTTGTTAGGGCTAGTTCAGATGTTGGCTCAATAGATACAACATCAACTTCCACCGCCTACAACACATCCTCAGACTACCGCCTAAAGACTGACGCCCAGCCAATGACAGGTGCATCTGCCCGTGTCCAAGCGTTGAACCCTGTCAACTTTGAGTGGATTGCTAACGGTACTCGTGTCGATGGCTTCCTTGCTCACGAGGCACAAGAGGTCGTCCCTGAAGCTGTCACAGGCACGAAAGACGCAATGCGTGACGAAGAGTATGAAGTTACCCCTGCGGTTCTAAACGATGAGGGTAGCGTGGTCACTGAAGCTGTCATGGGTACTCGCAGTGTCCCTGACTATCAGGGCATTGACCAAAGCAAGTTGGTTCCACTGCTGACCGCTGCACTGCAAGAAGCTCTCACCAAAATTGATGCACTTGAAACCCGCATCACAGCCCTAGAAGGATAAACTCAAATGGCTATCGAATACACTTGGTCCATCCCCACATGCGAACACGACATCGCAACAGGTGGAATTAACGTAGTACACTGGCGCTGCACAGGCGTTGACGGAGATCATTCTGCGTCATCCTATGGCACAGTGGGCTTAACACCTGACCCATCTGCCGCTGACTTTGTTGCGTATGCTGACGTGACTGAAGCACAGGCGCAGGGCTGGGTCTGGGGTAGTGTATCACAGGCTGATACTGAAGCTGCTATCGCGGCAAAGATTGATGCGATGGTAAACCCAACCGAAGCCTCGGGAACACCTTGGGCTGCTTAACTTAACTTAAAAGGAGATCACTATGACTGAAGACAAAAAGGTCATTACGATTGACGACATCGAGTACACTGAAGATCAACTGTCAGACGAGGCAAAGGTCTGCATCAATCATATCGGCTCACTGGATCAGAAGATTGGTTCAGCACAGTTTAACCTGACGCAGCTTCAAGGTGGCCGTGAGTTCTTTATAGCGCGGCTGAAGGCAGCACTAAAACAACCGGAAGAAGAAGATGGATAAAAGAACAGCAGCATCAGCACATGAACGGATCGACAACATGGAGAAGCAAGTAATTGCAATTCAAACTGAGATGAAGATTCAATTCAAAGATTTGTTTGGTCGCGTCAAACGAATGGAAAGCATTATGCTTGCAACTACAGGCTCAATCATTGCGCTCTTGCTTGCAGTCCTGACGAAGATGGGCTGATGATCTGTGTTCTTGCCTTTGTCTCATTCAACCACGCTTGGACACAAGACGGGAACTATTTATTTCAATACTGTTACTATGACTGTGGCGGCACAAAGAATGGTAGCTGGTATGATAGAATATATCGTGTCAGCTATCTTTACGTTTGTCCCACAAGGTTTGTTGAAACATGATTGATCCGTTTACAGCTTTTGCCGCAGCGCAGACCGCCGTATCTGCTATCAAGAAAGGTATCCAGCTCGGCAAGGACATTGGCGGCATATCTAATGATCTGGCCAAATTTGCTGGTGCTATTTCTGACTTAGAGTTCGCGCATAAGTCAGCGGAAAACCAGCCGTGGTATGCCGTACTGTTTGGCGGCAGTGGCCCCAGTGCGATGGACATCTTTGCCAAAAAGAAACAGGCGGAGGCTCTGCGTGCAGACATTAAGCAATATATTCAGTTCGGCTACGGCCAGTCGGCTTGGCAAGAACTCCTGCGCATCGAAGCGCAAGTGCGCAAGGATCGTCAGAAAACTTTATATCGTAAGGCGGAGATTAAACAGACGATTATCGAGTGGACTCTGGGCATTCTGGTGGTGGTATCAGGCGTTGGTATCCTCGGCGTGGGGATTTTTTTGCTCGGCAAAAAACAGGCGAAATGGTAGATGAAAGACGCAGAGATCATACGTCAGTTTGATCAGAATGTTGAGCTAATCATTGAGGGCTTGGCTGCAAAGTCGGGGCGTCAGTTTTTGGATGTTTTGCAGCTTCTTCAGAAAGCGAGGAATCAGAAATGACTTTTGATAAATATGACGTAAACAAAGACGGTAAGATCGATGAGGTTGAATGGCAGAAGCTTGCCCTAGAGGATCGCTGGCGAGAGCTTAATGATGCCGATTCTAAGCGCGACACACAGCGCCGTTTAACTGTTGCCTGCGCTGCTGGTATGCTTCTATACCCTTTCGCCATTGTAGCGGCCTCTGCGTTGGGCCTAGACACTGCTGCGGATCTAATTGCTGACATTGCTACAGTGTATGTGGTTGCTGCTTCGGGTGTGGTTGCTGCTTACTTCGGGTTTAATGCTATGGAGGCTAAGAAATGATAGGTCAGATCTTAGGATCGCTTGGCGGTCTGGCTACCAGCTACATCGATGGCAAGACTGCGGTGAAGAAAGCGGAAGCTGAAACAAAAATGAAGATCGCTACCGGGGAAATATCTTGGGAGCAGGCTGCTATTGAGGCTAGTCGTGACAGTTGGAAGGATGAAGCCTGGACGCTATGCTTCATTGCAATCGTGCTGGGGAGCTTCATACCTGGGTTACAGCCGTACATGGAGCAGGGCTTTAAGAACTTAGAGGCTGCACCAAGCTGGTTTTCATGGGCAATGTATGCTTCGATTGCTGCATCGTTTGGAATCCGTACAGTAAAAGGATTGAAGAAATGAAAGAGAACTTTGGACACTGCTTGAGAATGCTATTGAAGCACGAAGGCGGCTTTGTAAATCATCCAAAAGATCCGGGTGGAATGACTAATCTTGGTGTAACCAAGGCTGTCTATGACAAGTGGATTGGCCGGGAAAGCACTGAGCAAGAGATGCGAGACCTGACGCCTGATGACGTAGCTCCGATCTACAAGAAAAACTATTGGGATAAGGTTCGCGGTGACGATCTCCCAAGCGGTGTTGATTGGTGCGCATTTGATTGGGCTGTAAACTCTGGCAGCGGTCGGCCAGCCAAGGCTATTCAACGTGCCGTTGGAGCGAAACAGGACGGGGCAATCGGGCCTATGACATTGCAGGCTGTTGCTGACTTAGATCCAGACCGGATCATCGAGTCTGTGTATCATACTCGGCAGAAGTTTTATGAAGGGCTTAAAACCTTTGAGACTTTCGGCAAAGGATGGACGCGAAGAAATAAAGAAACTCTTGAAACAGCTCTTGAGATGGCTACAAAACCTGTATAGAAATATCGAGTGGGTGGCTATCATCACAAGTAAAATCGACTTGCCGTGGGTAGTGCGACGGCGGTTGTTTAGCCTAGGATGACGTTGCTACCAAATGTGCCAGCATTCCTTTCAACGGCCACCCACACGATTATTTTCTAATCATTATTTTTCTTTATAGCGTCTTCGACTTTCTTGCGATGCCTAATGTTGTGTTCCATCCGGTCGCTTGACTTGCCTGTACTAATCACCAAAGTGACCCCAAATATTTTCTTGATTAGATAAGTGAGCATGGTTTGTTTCCTTCCTAAAATATAATAGCTACCAGGGTCATTACGACAACCCCACTGGCAAAGCCTACAAACGCGCCGACCGCGCCTGCAATCTCAATTTTCTTTTCCATTTCCTCTTCGCTCATAGCGTTCCACCTACCTTAGTTTTTTTCTTTATGCTGCGCTGATGATCCTGCCATTTGGCTGCGTAGATTAACTCGTGCTTTACGGCGTAATCCAGATCGCTCTGAAGTATGTCACGAAACCTATTCTTTAGCTTTCTTTTGTAATGGCCCTTTGAAGTATCTCGCCTAATGCGAACAGGCTCTCTAGCTGCTGCTTGAGGTTGTGCCGGTTCTGTTTTTTTGCAGTCTCGATCATGATTGATAGTTGACGTTGACTTC